CCTACACTTGCTCTTGTAGCAGAAAAACCAGGTACCGCAGAATATATTATGAGTGATAGAAATCTTGCAAGATTAGCAGATACTATTGCAACTCAAAGAGAAAATCAAACAATGTCTTCTATGATTCCTATTATGATGGGACAAGGTGGTGGAGGAACATCTATGCCAGTTATCAATAACTCATACTCATATCAAAACACGGAAAATACCGTGAGAGAAATGCCTACCACCAGTTCTCTAAACATGATGACGGCACTGGCATAGATGTTTTTATAGATTACTCGTTGGCTAGTTTAGCAAAGTATGACATCTCTTCGTCTTCTTCACCAGTAGTTTCACCAGTATAATCCTCAGCCGTAGTTGGCTTCTGAGTTGGTGCAGTAGATGGCTCAGCAGTTTTATACATTTGAGACACCTTTGGAGAATCAAGACCAAGAACGGTATTCATACGTTCTTGGAGTTCCTCAAACGGTTTGAAATTTGATGCATCTGTAAACTCATTCAACTTATATTGAGTCTTCCAAATTCTTTCGAGTTCGGCCTCGTCCTCTACAAGTTGTGAAGGCTTCTCAAACTCACTCTTATCATAATTTTGAAATCCTTCAACTTTACGTATCTTCAACTTGAAGTTTGCACCCTCCCAGAAATCGAATGGATTTACTGGAGTTTCATCTTCAAACTCTGGATTCATCAGATCGTTAATCTTATCAAAGATTTTCTTACCATATTTGTAGAGAAAAACTTTACCTTCATTTTGAGGATTTTTCGGATCACTCACAACATAGATGTTAGAGAAGTATGTCAATCTTCTCTTTTGCTTACGAGCAATTTCTTTGTTGGCCTCAATACCAGAATTCCAAAGAGTTCGATTGTAATCTGAAACAGGATCTTTCTTACCAAGAGTAGTCAAAGAGTTTTCAATATACCATTGTCCTGTTGGACCTTGAAAACCATGATTGAATACTCTCGCCCAAGGAACATCTTCACCGTCACATGGAGGAAGGAAACGAATGACGGCATAACCATTGCCAGATTTATCTACTTCTGCTTTCCAGATACGATCATCTGTGTAATTTTTTGTTTCTGTTTCGGGATTGTTTACTTTGCTGATTTCTTCATTTAACTTTTGCATGAAATCATTGCGGGACTTTTTTAGTTTTGCAAACGACATATTACTCCTTATTTCGTTATATTAAAATATTAAGTTAATAGACAATAGTATAACACGATTGTTATAAAATGTCAAGTTTCTTCCGAAGTATATCACGGAATTTCGTCTTATCCACCTCCAAGAATGGAGAATACTTTTGCACTTTTTTGAGATAATCGGGCCAGATTATTTTTTCTGAAATCCTTTTATTCCATTTCGGCACAAAATTAACAACATCATTAAGTATGATAAAAGTCTCAATCATAATATATTTAGCAATACCCATTTTCAGTAAAATGGGATGCTGGCCATTTTCAACTTTAAACAAATCATCAAAATGATGTTCATTCAAAAGTTTATCAATATCATTATTGAACATATATGACAAACTTTGAATTCTTTTTCGCCAATCTTTATATAAAAGTTCGGCCTGTTCTGTTAATGCATCTTCAATGTAGAAAGTTTCACTATCTACAAAATTTGCCACAAAAAACTTTGTGATTTCATCATCACTATAATTTCTTGCCAATTTATTGAAAAAATATTGATCTTTTCTTTTTGAAAATGTTACTTTGGAAGTACGAGTTCTTCCTGAATATTTGAAATAATCGTATGTAGGATACTGAAAATGTTTTTTAATTGCGACATATTCTTTGTAACATTCGTAAGGTTCCACTTTGATCATAGTCCAGGTATGCGAGTTGGTTTAGGAAAAAAATGCAATTCTTCGGCTTCTTCTCTTACTTTTTGCTTTAAAGCACCTTGAACAAGTTTACCAATCGTTTCTAATTCTATATTATTTTGTTCACAATAATATTGAATAGCATCCATATAGGTCATATTTTTTGACCTTCTTATATGCTCAATTGTTATTATGAAATCTTGAGGTGATAGTATTTTAAGCATTTAATTTTTTGATTATATTATCGATTGAATGTTTGACCATATCTGGCGTAATACTTTTTGTGCATATAAAATCGTTATTGTCAGGACACCAATCCCATTTACCAGGATCAAATTTATGTCTATTATAACAACTATTACATACATCGTTATTGTGTACTCGTTCACACTCAATATCAAATTCGGAATAGGGCTCGCTAAATCCTGAAATCAATACAACAGGTTTTTCTAATGCCCAAGCAAGCCAAGACAGTCCAGATCCAAGACCCATAAAAAATTCGCATCCGTTTATAGTTGCTATTGTCTGATCTAATGTTCTTTCGTGTCTATTAATTACACCTTCAGGAGCAGAATTCATAAAATTACCTGCTCCAAACATTTGATGTTTATCAACGCATACGACATCATAATTTTTTTCTTTAAGATATTTAATTATTTCATCCCACCCTCCTTCATAGTTCCAGTATTTTGCTTGTGCCGTAGATTGCATTCCTATGCACACATATGGATTTTGTAAATCTGCTTCTAATTCATTAACCATTATTTTAGCACGTTCTTCCTTATAGTCAAGTCCTAGAATTGAAGAACTTACTTTTTGTAACGGGATCTTTTTCGTGTCCTCAGGACATTTGCTCATGTCATCTGTAAGCCAACCAATCCAATATTTGTATGTAAATTTACCACTATTCAAGAATGTATTGTGTTCATCAATAAATTCTATATTAGGATACTTGTCTCTAAACAGATGATTAAAAAACGTGAAACAATAAACCTTGCACTTGTGTTTTTGCTGAAATTGATTTACTGAACCAACCCATGCTAAATTATCCCCCAAAGCACCAGAATCAAAATAAATATAAACAGATTCATTATTCAAATTCATCTTGTGATCTTTAACAATTGGTCCATCCTTTTCTTTAACTATAATGTGCCATTGCATGAAATATTGAATATTTGATCCACACCAATTATTATTTCCTATCACATTTGAATATACTGTACCACCATTTTCTAAATTTTTAAATGTGACATCATATTGTTTTTCAGTATTGCCCAGTATTTCTACAATTGGGTTTGGATCAAATTTAATATTGATTTGATTTTGTTCAACGATTGATTCCTTTTTCTGAAAGTCAGTATTGTTATAAGCAAATATCAATCGATCTTTCATCGATCTTGGTTTGCTCGATTTCAAATCTCTTGCCTCGTAATAATATTTTTCAAGTGGTTTAAATATATTAACCCAATCTCTTTCTACTGCAAATGCTCTTGCTTTCTTAGAATAGTCATCATAGTCGTTAATGATATTTCTTATACCCTCGACAATTGTATCAACTTCTCTTGTACACTCCACCAAACCAGGAATTTCTACCTTATCTTGCATAGTTCCTACGCATGGTAAACCACATGCCATTGCTTCAAGTACCGCTAGACACGGTTGTCCAGTCTCAATAGATGAAGGATGAACAATAATATCATGTTCATTTAAGATTTTCCTCAGTTCATTTTTATCTACATTTCCTGCCTGTACAATTTCAATATCTTTTTTACAACTGTTTAACACCTTGTAAAAAATATCATTATAATTTTCATGTATGCTATCTGGACCAACTATTGTAATAGGCATATTCAATTTGTGTGCCGCCTGAATAGCAAAATGAAAACCTTTACGATCATCCCCACCGCCTACACAAACAAGTCTGGGTTTATCTTTTCTATTGTTAGTTGGAAAAAAGAAATTAGAATCGACGCCATGATCTAATTTTCTCAATTTTTCAGGAGTGTCATAATATGGTATTAAATGATCACAAGGAATTAATGAAAATAATGAATTTTTTATTGATTTGTTATTGACACGATAATACCATGATTCCTTTCCATTAATCCAAGGATGCACATCATGAGTTGTAAAGATGTAAGGTATGCACCTATCTACTACTAAATCTGCAAAACCCCCAGTATGTACATGAAACACATCATATTCATCAAGATCTGCTTGTGTAATATCATCTAACCATTTTAATGATACATCATGTCCATAATGTTCTGTCATTCTTATATAATGATAAATTACTTCTTCTAGTCCACCATATTTCTTAGGTGGTATGTCAAGACCACACCCCACATGCACTTGCATAATTTTTAAGTTATCAGTTTTCTCAACCTTATTTTCTATTTTTTCGATCTTAAAATCTTCTTTTATTTCTATTTTTGTCTCTTCGAAATTCTTTAAAGAAACAATATGATATCGATTCATTTGCTCAAAGAAATTGAACTGATATCCGTTTCCTAAAATAACATCATATATCGATTGAATATTATCAACACCAGTTCTCAAATTATAATGTAAATTTTTATTCTCACAAAAGAATACTATCTCATAGTTTTGAGCATTACTGTTTTTTATTTGTTGAATTTTATTGTTGACAAAGGCCGGTTCAGTCTCTAATTGAATTTTAAAAAAATAATAGTCGACCGATTGATCAAAAAAATCAAACCTTATATCATGATCAAAAAATAATTTTCTCGATTTGTCTTTTTGATTATCTGTATAATCATAATTCACAAATGATAGTGTTTGTATTTTATCGGCCCAATTTAGAGAAGTTGTATATGTTGACTCTGCAAGTTCATAAATATCATCAAAATATTTGATATTACGGGGATATTCTAAAACAAATTCTTTTCTACGTTTTCTAGCATCTATTGCAAGTTGTGCCTCACCTCTTTGATTCCATCTCGTAAAATTTTCAGATGCACCATGCTCTCTGGCAATGTATAGTGTTCTAGGGATTGTCATCCATTTTCCACGTTCTTCAAGCATCAACAACCACTGTCCATCATTTGAAGAACAGGCATCACTGTCTTGATGTTCAGGAAATTCAAGCCCTGGTAGATTTCTAAAAATTCTTAAATATCCAAATATACTACTTCTACAATGCCATAACTTTTCAAAACCTTCTAAAAACGAATCGTTATCAGTAGACATATAGACATTATCTTTATAATTTTCAAATGTCTGTTTTGGACCAACAGGCAATTTTTCAGAATATTTGTTTGCATTAAAGTGCATTAAAACTACTTCTGGAAAAATTTTGAAATAATAGTTTATCTTTTCAAAGCAATTAGGTAGCAATTTATCATCAGCATCTAAATGACAAACGATATCACCAGTTGCAAATTTTTGTGGGTTCCACCACATCTGTTTTTTGTGCTTTGGAAATGCTACTCTTATTCTTGGATCACGATTTTGTAACTCCAACAATTTTTGAAATGTATTATCATCAGAAAAATCATCTCCAATAACCCATTCCCAATTATCATAATTTTGATGTATTACAGTTTCGGCTAATTCATCTATAAACTTTTCAGCATTAAAACATGAAGTAATAAGCGAAAGTTTTAGGCCCTTACTTTTGGTTTCGTGTTTCGGTTTTATAAGATTATATTTTTTCTCTACTTCTATTTCATGTTTAACTTCATCAAATTCCCACTGCACAGGTTCAACCCAATCACCACGAGATGCGGCTGATCTTTCATAGAACCAATCATGATTATAACTATAAATCTTTGGAAAATTATCTTTATATTTTTCTTTCAATCTATCTGTACCTGCATATTCATTATCTCTGAACCCTTCACCTTTGATCTGTAAATCAAGAAGAAATTCACGCTTCCACAAAGTTGGTTGATGACTGACTAACCAATCATTTTCGGGACCCCACTGAATAAGTCTTTTATTCCTAATGTATATGTCTGTTTCACGTTTAGGTACAACATGATCAAGTCTTATAACTCTATGCAATTTTAAAGCATCAACATCATAAGAATAACAAAAACTAGCAAGATCTGAAAACATTTCTTTATCAATTTTAAATTTAGGCCATTGATCTTCTTGCATGTAAAAAATGTAATCGGTATCAACATTCTCTAACATGTATATAAGTCTATCACTCCAACCTTCATCTATTTGTTTGGGCTTTCCATACCAGTCAGGTATCCATTCTCGTTCTTCAACTCCCCAATATTGCTTGCTTTTACCTGTCTTCAATTGTTTTATTCGATCATCTCGATATGGAAAATCTTTTTCTTCATTACAGAAATATATCTGCCAATCTAAATCAAAGTCCCAAAACCTATTGAACATAACATACCAACCTTCCCAAAAATGAGAATAGTTATCACAGGTTTGAACTAATACGCTTACTTTAGGTTTCATGAATTCTTAAAATAAAGGGAGTTGCAAATTTTCAATCGTGTCTTAATTGACTGATCAAATAAATCATATGTTCTAAAAAGTTTATCATCACAATATACTTCGATTATAGAATCTCCATATAATTGTAAAAGATGATAATGATATTTACCAGCATTAAATTCAAAAAAAGGTTTTTCTTGTTTGTTTATGAAAACTTGAAATTTTGTTTCTTTATGGGGGTTCATTAAAAAAAGAAAATTAGGTGCAGGTTCTGCTGGAGAGTTAACAACTTTTTCCGATAACGTCAATGCGACCCACGAAAAATCTTGATGTGTATGCACTCTATCTTGAATCATACCTATACGTTCAAGATTATCTACAAAAGGTAAAAGTTCTACATTTCTATTTCTATCATCACCATTATATGCGGTCAAGCCAAAGGCATATGCAAAAAATTCTTCACCAACTAAAAAACTATATTCATTTAAAATATTTTTTTGATCCTGAACATTTTTTAATTTTTCAAATCTTTCTAAAAGATAATCGACCCTAGCAGATATAAAACGTGTAGTTGTTTGCATCTTGGTTGTCACAGATGTATCATATCCTCTACCATCGTCAACAGTTTTTTCATTTTGCCAATAATAAAATACACCATCTAAACCGTTATCTATTTTATTCTCATTAATAATTAATTCATCTGGTTTTTCTAACAAACCATCATAATCAAACAAATGTATTTTTGATTTACCTAATAATTTTGCATAAGCCGTACCGATATGCATTAATCTGTAAACTGCTAAGACTGTATTATATGTACAAAATTCCTTTGAAGTGATATCGTAATTCGGTGCATACCATGTCATCCAACCAAGATACTCTACATCCGTCAAAACAATATTGTCTTTGTCATAAACAAAATAATCAACTTCTTCTTGAAATTCTTTTGTCGCTTGGGTATGAGATGTTACAATTACCTCATAACCAAACGACTTTATTTTTCTAACAAATTCAAGACAGACATTAATTCTTTCTTCATCACTTAAATGTGCATGAATACATACTATCGAATCTTCACAACTCATAAGTCACATCACCTTCTTTTAATAATGTTGTACCGTCTTTATGAGATTTATCAAGATATGAATCGCCCGAACACTGTATTGATATTGGATCTTTAACAATACCACATTTTTTATCAGGAAATACAAACGAATTTAACCATAGATCATATGTGTCCCAACCAGTATTCTCAAACTTTTCAATAAAATATGATTTTTTATTTGTTGGTACTAGATAACAGTGTGCTTCTGACATTCTATCTGTAACTCCAAAATCTTCATATTCATCATAATGCCAATCAGGTATGCGTTTACCAAATGACATGTAATTCAAATCATTATACATTAAATCATCATAACTGTCAATAATAATTTTGAATACTTCTTCTGGAGGTTTAATAAATATTGCATCACACTCACAAAACAAAATAGCATCATAATCATCAGTCATGTGTTCTTCAAATACTCTACGATGAGCCATATAATTACCATAATGGGCACCAGTCAATTTATAATCACCAGGCTCCATTTGAACAACATCAGGTCTAGCACAAGTATCTACAGGTGGTAAGTCAGTAAATCTTTTATTCATAGATTGTTCATAAACCCAACCAGAGACATTTAATAATTCTGTTATATGTTTTATACTCTCAATTTCTCTTGATCCTTCAGTGGTACATAACATGTGAACTACTTTGATCTTTGGATATCTTTTTGCCCATAACTGTCCTAAACCGTTCTCGTCTGGTTGAGAACTTTTGATATGTTCACGCTCAACATCAAAACCTAAATTTGTTAGTCTGTTTTCAAGTTCTTGACATCGGTGGTAATGATCATCTAAATTACCCGAATTATTAAATTGGTGTAACTCGGCACTAATTTTTCTTACTTTATGTTTTAAAAAATCGTCTGATATGGTCGGAAATATATCCCACTCAGCACCTTCACAATCTAATTTTATTGCATCTATTCTATTTACGTTATTGTTTTGTATGAAATGATTGAAACTCATCGTATTCACTTCAATCTTTTTAGTCTGTCCTAATGATGTTGGATTTTCATTTTGAGTATTATAACTTTCATAAAACGAATTTGTACTACTAGGACCAACAAGCAAAAATTCTTTTTCACCAACATCGTTACTCAAAGCACAATTATATTTTTTTACATTATCAAAGTTTTTTAAATTCTTAGAAATTATTTTATAATTTGTGTGTGAAGGTTCAAGCACATGAACTTCTTTTGCACCTTTATCCAAAGCATATAATGAAAAGAACCCATAATGGCCTCCAACATCTAATACAACATCATCTTTTCGTATATCAAGTTTTTTGTAAACTTTTGAAATAAAAACTTCATTCATAGTAAACCAAGATGATGGATCATCATCAATACCCACAACATCTATTTCTTGTCCATTTACAGTTACGCTTGGTATATCACGATTGAATGAGAAACTTTTTTCATATAACAGATGATGTTTGTCTATTCTATTGAAATTTAAATCTCTTAAATTTGAAAAATAACTCTCCTTCGCATCAAAAATTTTTACAGTAAAACCGTCTACGAGACTTGCCAGAGGACTTGGTGTACAAAACATGTTTTGCACCATAACCTTACTTCTCATCACACAAAGTTTCGTTCTTTTATCGTAAATACAGATCAATTTATTATGCAAAGCATTAAATGCCTTTTCTGAAAAATTGAAATTTATTTTTACCTGCTTTGATATATCGCCCTCAAAATCAGTATAGCAATTCACATCTCCTTCGGTTAGACCTAACGCATGTTTAATTTTTAGAAAGTTGAGTTTGGTATCAATTGACAAATAAGTTGCTTTTTTGTCATATTTGTCCATATAAGAATCTGTTTTATGCATTAGTATTGGAATGTTCCAACTAACCGCCTCCTTTAAAACAAGAGGATTTGTCTCTTTATCACCTTCATGACCTCTTGAAGGAAATAAAAATAAATCCATACAGGAATAAAAATTCTCAACGTCTTTACGCTCGCCCCAAATAATACAATTCTGAGGTTTATTATTCATCAATGGTTCCCAATAATCTTTAAAGTTTGGTGCCTGATTACCTAAAAAATGAAATTGTATTTTTTCATTCTCAAGTTGTCTTGCATATTCAAATATTTCACCTTGATTTTTTCTTGATGTAAAAAGACCAACATGTAATACGTGTTTAAAATTAGGATCTAAACCTAGTGTTCTCAAACCCTGATCTCTATCGTTTCTCTTATAGTTGTATTCAGGATACTCTATAACACATGCTGGTATATCAACTGATCTAAATTTAATGAGTTGATTATCACTGCAAAATAAAAATTTGTCTGGAAAAAATCTTTTATTTCCTGGTTCAAAAGATGAATCATGAGAGGTCTCAAAAATTTTATATTTTCTATTTGGATGATATATTAAATGTGTTAACTCATCTGATATACTAAACAACTCAGGCATTTCTTCAAAATGTATGATATCAGGTTTTATATTTTTTATATGAGACATTATCTCATATTTGTCATCACCTAAAGTTATCAATGGTTTTTTGAGAAGTTCTATGATTTGATCTTTTTGTATTCTGAATATTCCAAAATCTTGGAATTCAATTACATGAACATCATATTCGTCTATTAATAATTCTAATTTTCTAAGTAGATATTGGGGAGCCCCACCTGTAGATAAATGGGGTGTCACATATAGAAGTTTTTGCATAATTTTAAATTTTGTATGTTATTGGTTGTTTCTGTTCCCAGGCACAACCAGAAAAGCCCGTAGCAATTAAGCGGCTAAAGCCACTTGTGCTGAGGTATAATCGTTATTGTTTGCGATTATTATAGCAGACATTTTTACATCTGTCAAGTGATGTGTCTCCTCTGCATAGTCACAGTCAGTCGAATCCGAACACCCCCAATTAAATAAGCAGAAAAACTTCTAATAAATAATAAAAACCTAATATAAGTGTTAATATAAATACCCAAAGGAACACATTGCTTGAATCATTCATGTGATCTCGTTGGTGGAGGTGGTGGGAATTGAACCCACGTCCTGTTCTGATATTCTGCAGAATCATTGACATATATATTTATACAACCTTTTTATGGATTATAATGACAGTATCTTATACAAATACGGACGCCACAAGTAGAATGCTCAAAGCTATGAGCAACGGTTTAAAAAGAATGACTGATAGTGAATTAGAAGTTGTTGCCCATAAACTTCAAGAATGGTTCACTTTGAAACTTACTACTGCTGATTTTCGAAGTTGGCACTCTTCTTGGGTGGGATATTATTCTAATGCACCTTATGGTGCACTTATAATGTCCACATTAAATAGAGGTGTTACATCGAGTGTTCAGTCTTTTCAGGTGACTGATACAAGATATAACGCTACGACAACATCCAAAACACAGAATGCATGGGATAATTATGGAGATGATGATGATACCTTTGATGATCCTGCTGACATTTCAATAGTAAATCAACAACATTATTACCTATCACAACGTCATTATGCGAGTTATACTACATCTACTCCTGGATTTTCTGGTCAAACATTAACAACTAATGGTGATTATTACAACACCATAAGAGGTTGGAACGGTACTGATAGCGTTTCTGTGAATGCTTGGTCACCAGCAGAAATGATAAGAGACTATGGGCATTTAACCGCAACTACTGATGGTACGGTTAAGATAGAAAAAGACGTACAAAAAATATATGAAGCAATCTTTAAATATGTAAATGCTAGAATTAGGAGCACGGATAGTGATAAAAATTTTGGTCAATATAAAATAGCGACAAGTTGGCCAGGAAATGGATGGTATCCTGTAAGAGAGGTAATGGGACAAGAACAAACTTATTATTATTATGCGTTTTCAGATGTCGTGAGTACAGTTGACGGTCATAATCATTTTTATGATTTAAATGCATACTCAACCAGATATATTTGGAACCTTTGGATAAAAAATATAACTAGGAATTCTGCTAACGTATATGGAGATTTTGTTAAATTTTCAGGAGACGGTTTTGGTGATAGTACCTCGGCAAGACCTACCAGATTATCCAGATGGAAAATTACTGCACATTCGGGCTCAGCATTAGAAGGAACTAATAGTGGTGACGTAAGAGAATATTTTGCTACTGGTGATTATAATGGTATTGGAAAATATTTTTATTTTAAACCTGCCCACGCAAATGGAGGTTCAATATACGTTTCTTCTAATTATAACAATTCGAGTCCAAGCGCCTCATCTTTTGAAGGTAGTGCTAGAACTGTAAATGTATTGACACCTGATGAAGTAACAGATAGATGGCAATATCAAACTCGTAATGCCACACTAGCACCTAGTGGTAATTCAGCAGATGGACATATTTATCTTTATGCAAATCAAAAATATACGGCAACGTCAAGTTTTAATACAAACACTGTTTATAAATGTGAAAGAATGAACCGATTGATCGAGATGGAGTTACCTTATTTAGAGGATTATGATAATAGATGGAATTGGAATGTCTATTACGGCACCACATCTTATGAGGATGGTGCAGTATTAGGAAGGAGAAGAGATCACTATCTAAAAAACTATATTCAAAATGTACTATATAGATTATACACTTTAGGTAGATATTATCCGATTTATAGTTTAGCCACATCAGTAGGTTCTTCTCAATTTGATCATGGAATATTTTCCAATTCAGTCAGAGGAGGCACAAACGTTACGAATAAAGTTTTTGGTCCTGGTCTGTATTTTGAGGATCCTAATGAACCTGATACATCAGGAACCTATTATAAAGTCAGAGGTGCAGGGGCCGCCAGTGGTTATGTAACAGATACTTATTACCTAGTCTCAGACGTAGATATATAAAAAAGGATTTATGGAAACAGAACAAACTACAAATATTAATGATGGTCAAGCATCCACTGATGATCCATCAAAACTTGATCAGACTGAACAAATTAAAGTATTAAATGAGGTATTAGGTTATGAATATGATGCCTCAGCAGTTGGTAACTTAATAAATGATAATGAATATGCAGACCCTAACAATACAGAATTTGTATGGCCAAAGGATTATATAAGAATAAACACGGCTAGATGGGCTGATTCCGTATTAGGACAAAAAACACACGATCCAATGATACATTTAGAATCGTTTAATGGAACACAATTACATTTAGACCTTATTCAGTATAGAAATTCAAAAGAAGCATATGAGAATGATAATATTCACATTTCACCAATAACAGAAGCCTTTCTAAAATCCCCTTTTAATGATGTAGAAATGATTAGTAGAGAGACAGAACGATTTTTGGTTAAATTAGATGAAGAGAATAAAAGATACGATGCTTTCAAAAAACATTATGATCCTGAAGAACAAAGACTTTTTGAAGAATGGAAAATGAATAAAGATCCCGATGAAGAAGTTGAAGATAATTCAAATTTCAATCAAGAAAATGAAAATGTTGAACCAAGGAGTGTTTGGGAACTTCTTTCAGAAGCAACTACCGAAGATTTATTTAAATTTAAATTAGATATTTTTGAACAAGAAGTGGTGCAAGAATCTGAAAACAGAGAATTAAGATCCAAAATAAGAAAATCAAAATCTATTTGTGAAGTGTGTGCGACCTATCAAACCCTTCTCGATAATGAACCGAATAAAATTAATGAAGAATAAAAAATGGCAGTAAATAGACCGATAAGATGGGATTCATCAGGTTATCTTAAAGAAATGTCGGATAGTGATCTTGAATTATTATCTTATCATTTACGTAAAGCATGGGCATCCGATTTATCCGCTACTTATACAGGTACCGCCGACAGAGATGGTTCAGCCACTTCAACTAATGGTTTTGGTGCAATGTATAGAGCAGGTAGTGGATCAGCATCTAGTGCAGATTATAATTATATCCAAACTCTTACAGATAAAAGAAAAAATGCAGTTTATACGTCTAAATCAAATAATGCTCATGATAATTATGGAGATGATGATGATACTTTTACTGGTCCTACAGAGGCGGATTTCGATACATCAGAATCCGTCAGACAATCATTTTATTATGAAGAGTGGTTAAATGCAACTCCACCCCCTGAACCGACTCCTACAATTAGAAATGTAAACACATATGTTAAATGGGATACCGCATCATCTGCTTTACAAATAGAAGGTGTTGATGCCAATTTGCTTGATACGATTATTGCTCACGCAAATTATAATATGATGAATGATGATGGGGTTGGACTTTTATCAGTCGCTACTTCAAGTCCTGGTGGTGATTATACTGACTTAGGCACGTTTCATCAAAACACCATAATGTCATTTGATACAGGTAGTCCTGACACAGGCGGTGGAGGTTCATCAGTTGTTGCAACAAATAAATTATACATCAGAACACAAAATTCATCATTTGATGAAGCAACACCAAGAGGTTCTGAAACATCAAAATTCATGCTTTGGAATTCTGGTAATAATTATTTAGAACAAGTAGATATAGCCACAAATGATTATGCATATATTATAACTAATATACTTTTACCAGCATGGAAAAGAAGTGCATCTTTTGATGGTGTTTCTGGAGATTATGGGTTTCCAAGATATAAATTTGAAACTTCTGCGCCAAGCAATACTTATGACAGAAATCAAGGAACTTTATTAGATACTGTTTATACAGATAGTTCTGAACAAGGTGTTTGGGGTGAGGGTATTGGAACCACATCTGGAACATATTATAAGGCTCGATATGGATCTGGTGCTATAACAACAAATACAACTCACTATTTTACTGCATATGTTCCATCAGGTGCAATCAGGACCGTGTAGGTAAATTGATAAATTTTCCACCAAACATTTGATGTATTATTTTTATGTCTGGGTTATAACCATCTAGATATAACCAGTCACCTGGATATAATGTATTCATTCTTGCCCACCACTCTTTTGTCGGATTCTTCACACTTTTAGTAAACCAAGTCTCTGGTAAAAATTTTAATTCTAGCCTTTCCTTAACCGAATCTTCTACAAAATATTGTTCACCATTTACTGGACCTACAGTAGTGCCATTATCTATATAAAATCTCTGCCAATATAATTTGTCTTTCATGAATTTTTCGTAAATATATTTACAATCTTTTGGATAATATTTAAAAAATCCACCGTTCACAGAATATGAAAGTCCAGATTTTGCGGTGTCTCTCCACCATGATTTTGCTGAAAGAAATTGACCTCGTTCTATTGGATAATTTATAGCATCCATATAATCATTTATAAATTCTAAATCAATATCAATCACAACAACCGGTTCATCAATATCCATATTCATAACTCGCATTTTATTCCACTGCAATCTCACACCATCTAATTCATCACGTATCCATGTGACATTTGGTAATTTAGAATTGATGTAATTTTCTACATCTTGTCCAAATTTCTCACCTATTCTAATAGCAAATACTCTTGTGTCCATGGTATCTTTCTCATCATAGTGTGAAAATTATGATTAAATAAACAAACTGGATAATGCATTATTTCAGTAGAATACATGAATGACCAACAGGTTCTTTCATACAATTGTACTTCACATTCATTATAAAGATATTCGTCAATACCTCTCCAGTATTTCACTCTGCTATAATCTTCATCATTATAAAAATCATCGTAAATATAAGAATGATCCCCATACCATGACATAATTGATGAGTTGAAAGGTGTGTGTAATCTGTCTCTCCACCAAGCATATAAAGTTGTAAAATTATCACGTATAAGATGATTGACATCACCTTTTATAACAACATCCAAATCAAAATAAATATAAAATTTATTCTCCGTGCAGATATCAAACATTTTTAATTTATCGTATACTGCACCTTCACCCTCTCTTATGGCAATGATATTATCAATTTTTAATTTACCAAACTTCTCTGCCATGTAAATTAAATTTTTTTCATACCACTCTTCATATTTGTCGCCTGTTCGCACAAAAACAAAATCTACCATTGCCCTATAACCATGTATCTATCGTATAACGGCAACTTTTGAGTGCCTTTATATAATACTC